ATATCGACATTTATCAATGAAGACAATGCTCGTAAGGCTGAAGTATTCAAAGATAAGTATCATTATGGAGTACATATGTACGAGAAAGAAACAAAAGCGTGGGGTTATGGTCGCTGGATTCTTGCACGTACCGAATTGTTAGAAAAACACAATGTACACTATGCAGAAGATTTAGCAGAAAATTACGTTCAAAAATGGGGTGCTTTTAAAGAAAATGTTTAGATACAATTGCAAAATTCGCAGGATAGTCGATGGCGACACTGTCGATGTAGATATTGATCTCGGTTTTGGGATCTGGCAACACAACGAAAGAGTTCGTATTCACGGTATTGATACACCAGAATCTCGTACTCGAGATAAAGTTGAAAAACAATTTGGTTTATTGGCTAAGAAATATGTAGAAAGTAAATTGCCAGTAGGAACTAATGCAGTACTTGTTACCGAAAAACCTGGTGATGATGCAAAGGGTAAATTCGGCCGTATTTTGGGTAAATTTGAAGTATATGATCATGAGACAGATAGTGTAATGTTTTTAGGAGACATTATGATCCGCGAAGGTCACGCAGTTCCTTATTTTGGTTTAAGTAAGGAAGACATTAAAGAGGCACATCTCGCTAATCGTCTAAAACTGCATGAACGCGGAGTTATCTAGTGGAAATTTTTGTAACGAAAAGAGACGGCAACAAAGAAGCATTAGACCTCGAAAAGTTTCATCGCGTCGCGTCTTTTGCATGCGACGGTTTAAATGGTGTATCAGTTTCTGATTTAGAAATCAAAACACATATTCAGTTTTATAATAATATTAAAACGATTGATGTGCAAGAAACATTGATCAAAGCCGCCGCAGATCTTATTTCAGAAGAAACACCAAACTATCAATATGTGGCCGGCCGATTAATTAATTACGGGCTTCGCAAAGAAGTTTATGGTAAGTTCGAACCACCTACATTAGTAGAACATATTATTGAACAAATTTCATTTGGTCGTTATGACGGTGTATTGATGAACAAATACAGCCGCGAAGATATCGAATTTCTCGATACAAAAATCGACCATTCCCGGGATTTTGCCTTGACGTATGCTGCAATGGAACAGATGCGCGGCAAATACTTGATGAAGTCTCGCGTTACAAATGAGATTTTCGAAACTCCACAAATGGCAATGATGTGTATTGCTATGACACTTTTTCATGCTTATGAAAAAGACAGACTTGAATGGGTTGTGAAGCTGTATAATGCACTCAGTAATTTTGATATTAGTTTGCCTACACCAATTATGGCGGGAGTACGTACGCCCCAACGTCAATTCTCCTCTTGCGTACTGATAGAGGCAGATGATTCACTGGATTCAATCAATGCAACAGCATCCTCGATCGTTAAATATGTTTCACAAAAAGCCGGTATCGGTGTTGGAGCTGGTCGTATTCGCGCTCTCGGTTCCGCTATCCGCGATGGCGATACTTCTCATACTGGCATCATTCCTTTTCTTAAGTACTTTCAAAGTGCTGTTAAAAGTTGCAGTCAAGGTGGTGTCCGTGGTGGGGCAGCAACCGTATACTATCCGATCTGGCACTACGAAGTAGAAGATCTCTTAGTATTGAAAAACAATAAAGGTACAGAAGAAAATCGTGTAAGACACATGGATTATGGTGTACAATTTAATCAAGTCATGTATGAGCGGCTTGTAAAAGGTGAGAATATTACATTGTTTTCTCCGCATGAATGTCCCGATCTGTATGAAGCATTTTTTGTTGATGTAGATAAGTTTCGTGGGCTGTACGAGAAATATGAACGCAAGACATCTATTATGAAGAGATCTGTGCCTGCGCGAGATCTTTTCGCCGCGTTTATGCAAGAGCGAAAGGACACCGGTCGTATCTATTTGATGAATGTTGATAACGCAAATGATCATGGAGCATTTAAGAAAGAGCTAGCTCCAATTCGTCAGTCGAATCTCTGTTGCGAAATTAATCTTCCCACTACACCACTCAATGATCTGCACGACGAGAATGGCGAGATCAGTCTATGTACTCTGGCAGCTATCAATTGGGGCAATGTCAAGAAACCAGCAGATTTTGCATTGCCATGCGAACTGGCCGTACGAGCACTCGATGCACTACTCGATTATCAAAATTATCCAGTCAAAGCAGCAGAAGTTGGATCTATGAATCGTCGGCCATTAGGAATTGGCATCGTTAATTTTGCACATTGGTTGGCTAAAAACGATACAAATTATCAAGAACCAAACCTCGAACTTGTACACGAATATGCAGAAGCATGGTCATATTATTTGATTCAAGCTTCTGCTGTACTCGCTGCAGAAAAAGGTGCATGTTTGAAGTCAAACGAAACCAAGTATCATGATGGTACATTGCCTATCGACACTTATAAGAACACTGTCGATGAGTTGGCAAAGCCTAATTATAAGATGAATTGGGACGAGTTGCGCGATCTATTACAAAAAGTAGGCATACGCAATTCGACACTGATGGCATTGATGCCAGCTGAGACGTCTGCGCAGATTAGTAATAGTACGAATGGTGTTGAACCACCTCGCTCACTTATCTCTGTAAAGCAATCTAAAGATGGTGTGTTGAAGCAAGTTGTGCCGCAGATTGGTCGATTGAAAAATAAGTATGATTTACTTTGGGATCAAAAATCTCCTGAAGGTTATCTTAAGATTATGGCTGTTTTGCAGAAGTTTATTGATCAAGGCATTTCCGTAAACACAAGTTATAATCCTTTGCATTACGATGAAGAGAAGATTCCGCTGTCATTGATGATGCAGCATATGTTAATGTTCTACAAATATGGAGGCAAACAACTCTATTACAATAATACTTATGATGGAGCCGGCGAAATTACCGATGAGCGCGATCCGCCTGTCGAAGAACAAGCTCCAGTCTGTGATCTGAGTAGTCCGGAAGATTGTGACGCATGTAAAATCTAATGGCATTTTTAGTACATAATCTACCACCAATCCCAGTCATGGTTCGTAAAGAGTATCTCTATGATCTCGAATATGGCCATGGCGAGTTTACACCTGGTGTTTGGACATCAGTCAAATCTGTAACTGGTAAAGCACTTTACTTCGAAACACTGCTTACAGATTATGGCGCATTGTTCGATAAGCTACCTCTTTCTGCATTTGTATGGAAGACAGATCTTGATTACGATCTGCCACTTGATATATTACAACTGTGGGATTGCTTCGACTATCATATAACTGTTATCCAGAAACCACTTCTGTCAAGTTGTAAGTTTTTCGGCAAAGATAAACAGTTTCATGAAGGTGAATATTTGTTTACAATAGATAATTGCCATGCAGATAAAAACGTTCTAAACGAGAATTTTAGTGAGTTTGATCCTGAGCATAAATCATTTAACATCATTCAATTGCAGAACGGTCAGTTCGCCGCTCAGCCCAATAATCGAATCATTTGGCGAGACTCTAGTTTGACGATAGACGAGCCACTGACACCAGACTTTAAAGTATGTACACAAAACTATCATGTAGAAACAGAACCAAAGTGGAGTGTAGGTCATACAGATGAGTGGAGCTACAAGACAAAAGAAGAAGCTGAACTAGATATAGTGAAAGATGACTATGTACAGTTCGAAAAGAAATACAAAGAAGATTTAGAAGATTATATAAGAGTAAGAGAAGATAATGAGCGATATAGACATAGAAAGAAAGTCGCTAAGCGAAGAAGAGATCAGCAATCTAACAGCGACTGAGCTGCATGATATTGCTGAAGCACACGATCAAGTATTTGAATCAGTAACACCCAAAAATACCATTGACTGGTATATTAAATGGGCATCAAGCATAATTATATTAGGAGCCATTTCAGTACGGGCATCAGGTGTACCTGAATTGATTTGGATTGACATGTTATTGTCATGGATTGGCGCATGTGGATGGTTTGTTGTATCCTACATGTGGAGAGACCGAGCATTGATTCTATTGAATGGTGTAATCGGTATCGTCCTATTTTCAGGCCTTATTAACTACTTTTTTGGATAACTTAAATGTCAGTTTTTCATACAGAAAAAATAGATTTTACAACACAACCAGCGTTCTTTGGTCCTCGTGTAAACATTGCACGATATGACAAGCAACGTTATCGTATCTTCGAGACATTGACAGACAAGCAGCTCGGTTTCTTTTGGCGACCCGAAGAGGTCGATGTTACTCGCGATAGCAAAGACTTTAAAAATTTGACTGACCACGAGCAACATATCTTTACGAGCAATCTGAAGCGTCAGATCTTGCTCGACTCCGTACAAGGGCGCGGTCCCGTTGAGACGTTCATGCCTTTGTGTTCGTTACCTGAACTTGAGAACTGGCTCGTAACATGGGCCTTCAGCGAGACCATCCATTCCAGATCTTATACACATATCATTCGTAATGTATATTCCGATCCATCGAAGGTGTTTGACGAGATGCTAGACATCAAAGAGATCGTTGATTGCGCGCAGTCTATCTCGAAATACTATGATAATCTCGCAGATAATCCAAACGAGAAAAATCTGTGGCTCGCATTGAATGCTGTCAATGCCCTTGAAGGTATTCGTTTCTACGTGTCATTCGCCTGTAGTTGGGCATTTGCTGAACTCAAAAAGATGGAAGGTAATGCAAAGATCATCAAGTTCATCGCGCGTGATGAGAACGTACACATGGCATCAACACAACAACTTATTAAGTTACTGCCGAAAGAAGATCCAGTCTATGCCCAAATTGCTATAGATACACAGGACGAAGTAAAACAAATCTTCCGTGATGTACTTGATCAAGAAAAAGCATGGGCCGAATATCTATTTAAAGAGGGTTCGATGATCGGTCTGAATGCAGAGCTCTTGGGTGAGTATGTGGAGTGGTTAGGAAATAAGCGTATGTATGCAATTGGCCTCTCTAATGAACGAGGTGGATCTGATCCTCTGCCATGGACACAGAAATGGATTAGCGGTGCTGAAGTACAAGTTGCACCACAAGAAACTGAAATTACATCTTACATTGTAGGTGGTATTAAGAAAGATGTTGATGATGACACATTTAAGGACTTTTCGTTTTGAATAATTTTATTTTAAAATCCTTTATGGATTTGCTTGTAACATTACCCCGTGAAAAAATTAATATGGCTTTTCTCGGTAGTCATTCACCTCTCGAAAGTTTTGAAGTTATTTCTAAATACTTTGAAATGTTGGGTATAAAAAGTCCACCGCTTTCGTCAGAACATCTATTTAATTTATTAAATTTAAAATATGATGACTATTATAATTTGCAGGAATTTATGGAATGTGATAAAGAATATGATTTAGTTTTTAATTGTGATTTTTCTCATAAATCTATAGATCAACTCGGAATATTTAATAAGATTCACGAAGTAACGAAAGATAATGGCCTTATTTTAAATTGCGTGCCATGGTGTACTATGATAGAAACTGGATTTTATTCATATAATCCAGAATTTTTTAATTATATAGCTAGAACTTATAATTATGCACCACATGTCAAAGCGTTCGGAACAAAAAGCGCTAAATTTTATTATGATTTTGATGAATCAGAAGACGGGTTTGCAAATGAAAATTATAAAGTTACAACGGGTAATGTATTCTACAGACAGTTTCCGTCAAAAGCGTGGTTAGAAGAATGTTTTATTGCTACAGTTTTTCAAAAACCATCAAAAGAAGTTAAGGAAGAAGAAAATGATACAAACTCTGATACAACTGATGAAGTCGAAATTCAAAGTTGAAACTAGAATTGTAGACACTGAAGATGAATTGAGTTTGATAGTTATTAATATGTTCGGTAACGAAATCATTTATGAACACAAACAAGATATGATGCCATTATTCGAAGCATTTAAAAGCAGGTTGGGGAATGTTCAAGAAAACAATTAACTGTCGATCATGCGAAGTAAAATGTGACGTGATTATACGGCAAACAAATTTTGATGACGAAGAAATGCCGATAGAGTTTTGCCCTATATGTAGTGCATCACTAGAAGATCAGCAATTCGAATATGATGATGATATGGAGTTAGAGTGGTGAGAGATTATATCAGTTCCGCATGGGATCGTAAGTTTTTAGCATTAGCACAACATATCTCTACATGGTCAAAAGACCCATCCAAAAAGATTGGTGCTGTTGCTGTTGGTCCTAACCGTAATATTCTTGCAACAGGATATAATGGATTCCCGAAGGGAATAATGGACACAGAAGAAAGACTTAATGATCGCGAGACAAAGTACGAGCTCGTGGTGCACGCTGAAATGAATTGTATATATAATGCTGTAGAGAATGGAGTTTCACTGAAAGGTGCACATCTCTATGTTTATGGATTACCTGTCTGCCACGAATGTGCAAAAGGCGTAGTACAAGTTGGTATAGGTAGAGTAATCGTCGAAGATTCATTATGCGCCGAACAAAGGTGGTCAGACAGTTTTGCCAAATCAAAAAGAATCTTCCATGAAGGTGGAGTCGTCGTTAACTACTGCAAGTTATGAAAATCCTTGGATACATTTATTAGAAGGTTGGGCGCTTGAGTCAGAGCATGTACAAAACTTCTATGGTATGGTATATTTGTTAATTAATAAAGAAACTAAACGCAAATATATCGGTAAGAAGTTTTTCTGGTCTAAGGTAACACGCAGTGTTAAAGGGAAGAAAAAGAAAGTCTTAGTCGAGTCAGACTGGAAAAAATACTACGGATCAAATAAAGAGCTAAAGGAAGAATTAGCCAATGGTGCAGAGTTCGAACGATACTTAGTACAACTCTGTGAATCTAAAACTGAGTGTGCATACTGGGAAATGGATTATCAAATTCGTTGTGAAGCACTACTAACTGAAGAATATTATAACCAATTTATTGGTGGGAAGATAAACGGAAAATGGCTGAGAAAAAAATAGAAGAGTTTGATCAAAGACGTGAAATGCTAGATGCATTAAAAACATATTTTAGTTCTAACATTACTCGTCATCGTATCAACATCGAAGTGTTGTTAAAAAATAATGTCGGAGTTGCTGAACATCCTGATATTATGCAAACAATTGAAGAGGAAATGGCGAAGTTAGCCGAGTATCATGACAAACTCGAAATGCTTCGTGTTTATTTTAAGCAATGAGTGATGATCATATAGTAGTATTCGCTTCCCGCGGATGCGGGCCATGCGCTGAGTTAGTTGATTATATTGATCAACGCGACATAAAATGTGAAGTTTTATATATCGAGGAAGATATATCCTCAGATGCAGTGCAACGAATATACCCTGATGTGACAGGCTGGCCGCATGTGCTAGTAAACAATCGCCGCGTTGGCAATTTAATTTATTATTTAGAGAGTGGTTTATAATGTTAGATGTACATCGAATTAAAAAAACGAAAGAGATCGTTTATCCTGTGGGTAAAGCCGATAATAATCATACTTTAGTTTTGTTTAGACATAAAAATCAAACTAAAGCTGGCAATTGGGGTCATATTCAAACTGTACGTGATGAAAATATAGTAAAGGATAGAGAAAATGGCTGAGATTATTAATGGCGAGTTTAAGCGCAACGAAACGAATGAAAAATCTATGGGCGGTACAGAGCAGCTTACACAGAAAGTAGCTGAACGCATCGACCAAACTCTTCTCAAAGAGTTTCAGATAGTATCATCACGTGTTAGAGAATTAGATCCTGATAAAATCAGGATATTCTGGGCGCATGATTTGCCAGGTGATCCAGAATCAGAATTTCTGACGACACCAGCAGGCAAACAGAAGTTTCATAAGTTTGTATTCGTATCGAATTGGCAGATGCAAAACTATATTGCACGTTATAGTTTACCTCACTCTAAATGTATTGTGCTCCGTAACTTTATTGATCCGTTTATTATTGAGGAAAAAGAAGATCCTCAAGATAAAATCAATTTGATCTATCATACTACCCCGCATCGCGGCCTAAATATCCTAGTACCTGTCTTCAATAAGCTATGTGAAAAGTTTGACAATCTACACCTCGATGTATTCTCTTCTTTTGCGTTGTATGGTTGGGAACAGAGAGATGCTGATTTTAAAAATATTTTTGAAGAATTAGAAAAAAATCCATGTGTTACAAATCATGGTACACAACAAAATGATGTTGTACGCGAAGCTTTAGTAAAATCACATATTTTTGCCTATCCCGCTACATGGCAAGAAACCTCTTGTCTCAGTTTGATAGAAGCAATGTCATCAAAAAATCTCTGCGTCCATTCTAATTTTGGTGGCATCTATGAGACAGCATCACATTGGACAAATATGTATCAAATGCATGAAGATCAAAATATGCATGCGTCTGCTTTCTATAATATGTTAGAAATGACTATCGAAAACTATAAGGATATGAAACCAAATGTCAATCCTTCGAAAGTATATGTTGATACATTTTATGGCTGGGAAAATAGAAAGCCCGAATGGGAAGCATTACTCAAATCTATGCTTACTATTATTGGTGATCGATCATTGCCTCAAGAAAGTACAGAGGTTTTTAATTATTCAACTGGATAAATAGACATATGAAAGATAATGTACTAACATTTCCAGTCGAAAGAACCAGGCCTCCAGCGTCTGAGATGCCGCCTGATACTTGGCACGATGACATATCGTGTGGTTTATTAGCTACAGTTATTGATTCAATGATCAATGATCATGAATTAAATTTTGACAATATAGAGTTAGTATACGAAACTTCACTCGTATATGAGGCAGTGAATTCACTAGTGATGGCAACACAACAAGAAATGCATCCATTGCAAGAATTTTCACGTGAATTATATACGAAGCATTTGGTAACAGATATATCAGAAAAACAGTTATGTTTCGATTTTTAACATGTACAAGACCACTTTTATTTGGTAGAATATACTAGTAAATAAGTGGAGTTTAACAGTGATTATTTTAGATTACAACCAAGTAGCTCTCGCTAACTTGATGGTTGGCGGACCTAAAAACATTAATGCGAATGAAGATCTATTACGGCATATGATCCTCAATTCTATTCGTATGAACAAAGTCAAGTTTGAGAAAGAGTTTGGCGAGTTAGTCATCGCATGCGACGCTACGTCTAACTGGCGTAAACAGTTCTTCCCATATTACAAAGCGAATCGCAAAAAGAATAGACAAGAATCTAATCTAGATTGGAATGAAATCTTTCGTATTCTCAATGCAGTACGTGATGAGCTTGCTGAATTCTTTCCTTACCCCACCGTCCGAGTTGAGCATGCCGAAGCAGATGATGTTATTGCTACCCTTTGTCATGAATACGGTCGCCAACTCGGCGGTGATCCTATCCTTATCCTCTCTGGCGATAAAGATTTTCAACAATTGCAAAAATATTCTAATGTAACTCAGTTCGATCCTACTCGCAAGAAGTGGATTAAGTGTAATGATCCAGAAACATTCCTAAAAGAACACATTATTAAAGGCGATACAGGTGATGGTATTCCAAATGTGTTAAGTTCTGATGATACATTTGTAGCCAATGCACGACAAAAACCATTGCGCGCAAAAAGAATTGATGAATTGTTGAACAAAGTACCAGAAGAATTGCAACATAATTATCATCGTAATCGTCTGATGATAGATTTAGATCGTGTACCACAAGATATTAAAGACGAAACAATGAAGGCAGTACGGGCACAAAGTGGTAAAACTCGTGCAAAGTTGTTTAATTATTTTATTAAATACAAACTCAAGAATTTAACCGAATGTATATCGGAGTTTTAAAATGTCAGTTAAACTAATCAGTGATATCTTTAAGGAAGTTGAGAAAACAACAGGTAGAAAGAACAAAATTGCAAAGCTGAAAGAGTATGAAAGCAATAATGTTTTCATGCAAATCTTAGAAGCTGTGTGTGACGTCAGAGTAGTCTTCGAACTACCTGAGGGAGCGCCACCGTTCGAAGTTGCTGAAGATATGATTGATAATACAGGCGGACTATATCAAGAAGTTCGTAAGATGTATATCTTTACTAAGAATCAACGCAGTGCTCAGATTCATAGCATCAAACGTGAACGTATATTCATTGAGATGTTAGAGAGTATTCACCCAGAAGATGCTAAGCTAATGCTTGGTGTCAAAGAGAAGAAATTGCCATATAAAGGCATTACATCAAAGTTAGTAGAGGAAGCATTTCCAGGTAGGTTCAAATATGAGTAAATCAAAACGAGAAAGTAACTATCGTAAAGAAGAACGTAAGTTCGAAGATGGTAGTAAGAAAGAATTTATCCATGAGTATCGTGAACATAAAGAAGAAAAATATTTAAAAAATGTTCTTAGATCTAACGATCTGGAAGCATTGTTGGAAGTTGAAGATTATAAATAAAACATGCCAACATATACATATTTTAATTCTGAATCTGGTGAAATAGAAGAACACATCCATAAAATTTCTGAGATGGATTCATTCTTAGAAATGCACCCGCACCTCACGCGGAAAATTACTAGTAATAAATCAAGTATTGTTACCGGTGTCAATCTAAGACCAGATGCCGGCTTTCGTGATGTGTTAAAATCAATCAAAAAAGCTTCTGGGAGGGGCAGTACAATAGAAACATTCTAACCCGTAAGTATAATAACAAAAACAGAGTAGGTTATATGGCACTTTCGAAGAGACAGCGTCGTTCGCTAAGAAAAAACGGTATCTTAGACTCGAACGAACACGTACCACAGAGAGGCATGAAGCTTCAGCCAATCTTTCCGAAAACTTTTGCACAACAACTGACGTTTGATGCATTCGACTCAGGAGACCAC